CCCCGGCAGGACATATGTATGCGTCATGGTGAAACGATTCAAAGTGCTTTATAAGCTCAATTCCAGCTTGATAGTTGCGTTGTTTGCCGGACTGGCTCCAAACCGCGAACCACGGCCTGTCTCGCCGCATTGCAACGTCGTACCCGTTCTCTTTAATATCAGCTTCCAAAAGCTGAATTGCCGCCATTTGATGGGGCAAGCCTCTGTAATATCTGAAAAGTTGATCAAATGTGATCGGTTTACTGTTCATCATTCCAGGGCGATTTGATATGCAGGTCGTCGATTTTGGCGGGTGGCATGACTGGCGGCTGTGATTCATGCCATCGCTTAACCTCAGCATCGATTCGAGGCTGTAATGTTGCCTCAAACTTGCGACGTTGAATCTCGCGCTTCAATCCTTCAAGCGGCGATCTTGTCGAGAATCTCAGCAACCACCGCCCGTCAGAAGGGATCAGCCCTTTTTTGCTTTCAACGCTCGCAGCGCATGAAAAATAACCTGAATTACGCTGTTGTCTCTCATCGGGGATAGCGCGATCACCTCAGATGCAGCCGCAACGATGATCCACGTGATTGGGGATGCCAAGATTTCTTCAATGCCCATCGGTCACGTCATCAGCTGAAATAAATTCTAATCCTTCCCGGCTTCTAGGGCCGTAATTCGGTTCCCCTGTTCGTTCAGCAATTTGTAAATCGTGGCACGATCAGTTTTCATGTCTAGATGAAGCTCCTGCAGCGCAGTCCCGATCTGCTCGACAGCACCAGTGAGTTTTGCGAGCGCAATCATCGTTTCTTTCAGCTCGTCACGAGAGCGTTGATTGTTGTTTTGCTCTCGATTTTGACGGCTTAATGCTCGATCTCCCACAACCGCTAGGGATGCTGCGGCGAGGGGCGCAATAATGTCGATCACTGCTTAAGGTGCCCCTGGTCTTGTCATTTTAGCGGGTCTGGTCTTCCAGACAAAATGGCTACCGCACGCCGGTAAAACATGCAATCGGTCTTACCGGCCTCTCGGAGGGCTTGTTCTATGGCCTTCCAATTTTCCAGCGTGCGGGAATCCATTGGCTAGCTGAAACGACCGTTGCCGCGTGCCCAGTCGGCATCCCAGACCTGTTCAGGGGTGCGACCGGAGACGGAGAGGTTTTCGACGTACAGGCGATAAATGCTTGGGCTGTCACTAGACCAAGCGGCACCACCATTGCCAAACAAACCACCTGACCACGCAGATTGATCCTGCACGCCGTCTGATCCAGTGCCAAAAGTAGAGTTTACCCAAGCGCTTGGCGCGCCATTGTTTATGCTTCCTTTGTGTTGCCAGTTTCCGCTGTTTTTCTGCCATGTGTATCCGAGCCGTACAACACTATCTGTGGTCACGGTCTCGACATAAGAATTCTGGAAAGTTGTAGAATCAGTTGATGCTGGTCTAAAAAACTTGACCCTGCTAGGAGTAGTGCCAGTATTTACAAGCAGCGAAAAATTCGGGTTATTCCCACCGGTGCCCGCTCCTAGTCGCAATACACCTTGAGCATCGGCCATAGTGGCTGGAATATAAACCCAAATTGAAATGCAGTACGATGCGGTTGTGTCAGCAAAGACGCGATTGCTCGCATCTTGAATCGGCATTTCGCTGATGCTTGTAGTGGATACGCGGCCTGTCGCTGGGTCGTATTGCTTGCTGGCGTCTCCAGTAAAAGTTGGCCAGTTATTGTTTACCATCGAATCGTAGGAACCAATAGCTCCTGCTGCGCCTGAATAAGTGGCTACATTCTTAAAGTCATAGAGTAATACACCGCCTGCGTTTGGGATAACGGGATCTTTCTGCAAAATCGGCAGGCTGGTGTCCGTAAATGCTTGGCTGAGCCTAGTGATGAGGGTCATGGCGGAACCTGATGAAGGGGATGGAGCTGGTGGCCAGGCCGGGGGCTGTTATTCTTTTGCCTCCAGCACTGTCATCTTAAAGTGCGGGCATACGTGATATAGTTGATACAACTCGCCGTCAATCGTGACCGCGTCCGGGGTGCTGTCTCTTAGATTGCCGGTGGCACCATTGTTGATTATGACGCCGGAGGCTAGGTAGTCCAAGGCGTATCTAAGGGTAACGGCACCGCTCACCGAACGAGATAACGTGAAGACTAGTTCATTTCCGATTGAGTCTTCGTTGATGGCGATGGAGGAAATCCCAACAGTTCCTGCGTCATCTACAATCCTGAAGCCCTGATCTTGGGCTGGGCGAATGTTGACGGAATCAAGAACCAGCGGCAGCGATGGCACGTCAAAGCGAGCTATGATTTTCCCGTTCCTAAGATACGCCGACAATGGGTTTATGAAATCAGGCTTTCGCCTGTCGAATACAATTTGCTTATAGGCTCTACCAGTGTAGGCCCCCAAGAGCTTTCTACCTAGTGCGCTGAAATGAATCTGATCAGGTAAGTGAGGGATGTGATAAACCGGCGTAGAGAGGCAAATCAGTTCACTGCTTCTGACGGCATCGAGCTGTTGCAGTGTTGCATATGCAGTTGCCGTAGAGGCTCCAGAAACCGTTTGATAGGTGATCATGTAGACCGGTGAAGTCTGTCCAGTAATCGCTTGGATGTCTGTTTCAAGGTCGCTACGGATCTGGGTTAATTGTGATCCGTAGTCGATTGTTCCGCTATTCGCTTCACCTTGTATCCATGCAATAGCGTGGACCGCATAGTTGGAGTCCAATGCTTCCGCGCCATTAACATGATCGAGAAGCAGGTTGTAAGTCGTTTTCCCTTGTGCGAAGTTATCAATACTTGCGCCGCCTTTTCCTACAGCAGACGCCAGAATTACGTGATTTGCCGGGTCAAGACCGTTCTCAACTATAGAGAGAGTTGATGCGTAATTTGCAGCGCCTGAGCAAGGCGTTTCGCCCAGCGTCGTAGTTCCGCTTGTGTTGTAAACCTCTCCGCTTTCGACAAGAGGCTTAAAGGAGGAATAGTCGAAGCTTGTGCCGTCGTATGCGCGTGCGCCCCCGTTAAAGGTGATATTACTGTAAGGCTGCGTAGCGCTAATTACTTGACCGCCCGTATATCCAAGAGCATTTGACTGTCCATAGACAATAAGATGGTTGACAGCTTTGGCGATTGGAGGGCTGGATAGTGGTTGAATTGTTTTTGTTCTATCAAACGGAGATACCGTGCCTCCTCCAACCCTTAGTTCTGTAGTGCTCGCGGTATTGATTTCTGCTTTTGTAATCTCTAATTCACCTGCTTTGGCTTTTGGGAAATACTGCGCACCGTCTGGATATACGCCTCGCGTTATCCTGTCGTTTTTGTCAACCTCGATTTGAACGTAAAAGTCATAATCAAAGACTTCTTTGATCTCGTTATCGCCCAGAGCCGTCAGCTGCGCTGCTCGTGTTGCTTCACCTTCAATTTGCTTACTGAACTGGACAGTGCCATCAGGCCGCACGCCGTAGGCAATGCGATCGGCGCTGTCGAGCACTACGTGGCTGTAAAACTCTTGGAAGACAAAATCGCCAGACTGTGCGCCACCTTCCAGGATGTTCAGCAGTTGCGTGTTGACGCTGTCCAGGTCGATGGTGCCGCTAGAGGCGATCAGCTTGTTGATGACGATCGAGCCGTCCGCCTTCACGCCCCACGCGATGCGCCCGGCTGCATCAACTTCGACTCGTGCATACCCAGATCCATCTGTATAGCTGTCATCACCTTGAACTTTTTCGTCGTCTAAGTTAATGTTGCCGCCTGGAACATCAAAAGCGCCGTCATTTTTAACCCCATACCCAATACGACCAGAAGAATCAACGACAGCATGGCTGTATCCTGAACCGTCTGCGTAGCTGCTATCATCTTCAACCTCGGCACTACCAATCCGCAGCGGATTAAACGTATCATTCAGGAATGCAGCCGCAAATCGCGTCCCAAGCGCAAAAGTAACGTCACTTGTATAGCTTTGATTTGAAACAAATGAATAAGTGCTACCGCTGCGACTTAGCGTTCCATACACCGTACCGAGCACGCCTGTGATGCTGGTGCCGTCTGTCAGATAGCTACTATCAGCAACGCTAACGGTGATCGGGCCGGTGCTGCCAGCGGTAAGCGTTGCCGGTGCTGTCAGCAGAACAGATGCGGTGCCTTCGACTAGCTCAAAAACACGCTGCACTTCGGCGACCACCTCGTTCCACAGCGCTCCACCCATCAGCGTGCTGGTGATCGTGCCCCAGCCCAGTGCGTAGTTACCCGCGCCGGTCTTATACAGCACCTGCTGCGTATCCCCACCCGGCAGCATGGTGACACGGTTGACCGTGCCATCAATCTTTTTCAGGTAGATATGACCGTCAGCTGCTTGGATCGCGATTGAGCCAAGATCGACTTCGGATGCTGACGGGATGTCGCCAGGTGTGATCGAATAGTTATGGATGATTTCGGTCATTCTAGGCCCTGGTCCTGCCTGTGAGATGCCTTCATTCTACTTATCAAATCCCTTCAAGAAGCTCAACATCCCGCACCGTGACGAACGAGGCTGATCCAGTGATAACGTCAGTTGCAGCCGCGCTAATCGCATTCGATGTAATTATGATTTTGGCGCGATAGTACAAATCCCCAGGTTCTTTTACGATGTTTGAATGCTGCTCCCTGGCAGTTTCTTCAGAGATTAACCAAAATTCCGCGTCAGCTTCTGCTTGTTTCTGAGTTTCAAGAAGCAACCTCATCAAGTTACTGGTTCCTGATCGTGCGGCTTTTTTGTAAATCGTCGGGGCAGGCTCGACGCCCGAAACGGAAGCATTGTCATAATTGCCGCCTGAATTAGAGCCTTCGGTAATACTGCCGTTGATCAGCGTCGTCCCATCGTTCGGTCCAGTCCAAAGAACAGCGTTTTGATAATTAGGAAGGCTGATGATAGTGCTATTTTTTGGATCAATTGTTTCGCGTTCGACTAAGAAATCGAACGTACCACCCCCTTTGATAATAGATTTTACTCCGTTAAAGAACTTGTCTCCTAGTCCCGTTGTATCAATTTCAGCTGAATCAATATTTAGCGCCCACTTTGTCATGCCGCATTCAATGCGCCAGTCATTCACAAGGCGAAATTCAAGCGTGTCTGATGCACTAATAGCGTCAAGACTTTCGCGATCTGCCCTAACGTTTTGTAGAGCTGAACTTCTGCTTCGATAAAACGCAACGCGGTTAAGCTGATCAACGCTGATATAAAGTTGATTTTTATATGGAGTGCTCCCCAGCGCCGCTGGGTATGGCTCGGTGTAATCAACCATTTCCAAGTTGTTGCGCCATTCATAGGGGATGTCCGCAACATAAGCAGGAACCAACCCAACATCTGATGGTGATGCGTTTGGCCAGTTAGTTGTTGATGCAATCTCTACAAGATCGCCGTTTCTATACCCTGCTTGAGTCAGTGTGTACATTTTTTGCGTTTTATTTATTGCGCTAAAGTCCATTACCTCAGGTTGAGGGGCAGAGCGTTTAATTGCAATACGCCCAAACGTTCCTAAAACTGCCATTACGTCGAGGAGATAGTCAAGTCACCAGTAAACGTAAATGCAACATCTGTGCTTGTAACGTCACCGACAGTCACGGTTGAACCAACATTGGTAATCAACACACTGCCTGAAATCGTCTTGCCTGTGGTCAGCGTCAACGTTGCGGTGATGCTACCTTGCGAATCAGTATTGATTTTGGCGTAAACATCATCAAGCAGACTGTTTTCGTAGAGCAAAGTTGCACTACCTGATGCACCACGCAACCCCGTTGCGTACACCCTGCTTGATTCACCTAAGCTTGTGGTCTCCAGTGTGTCGCGTGAAATATCAATGCTTGCGTCACGAACCACAACCGTTGAGTCGAGCCCAGTGATCGCAAAGTTGCCTGTTGTGCTGGTGACTGCCATTTTGTACTCCTGTTAGCTCATTCTAAGCTCTGCCGTCAATTCAACGGTCACATTGGAACGACCAGGGGCGACGCTTTCAACTTGTGGCGAGGTGCCTTCGGCAAAGCACCAAAGCAGGCCCGCACCTGTTGCACTGGCATTCAGCCAGCTTTGCAAGGTAGAGTCTGCCCCAGCAAATATTTGCGTCGGCAAAGTCAGACTATCGACTGAACCTTTTGCGCTGTTGTATGCGCTGAGGATTGCTGTTGTGTTGGTGTCGTTGACGTTGCCAAATGTCAAGCTAAGTTTTGCACTACTTGGTCTGCTGCCCCAGAGCCTACGGGTGATCACGCCGGATTGAGAAGTTTGCGTTTTAGTGGGCCATGTTGGTGCAACAAATCTGCGTCTTGTTGGTGCAATGCTGGGAAATGTTGTCGCCATCAGTCTTGAATGCTCCAGTTACCAGCGGTGTCGAAGCCATCGGCTAGCTCAAGGATGTCTGAGCTGTTGGTTGGCATGTGCACTGCGTCAATTGTAAACGTGCCCTCTTCAGTTGGCGTTATGCGCTCAATCTGGTAGGTGCGAACCTGTGTGCTGGGAAGCTTAACTGTGAATACAACTCCCGTAGGTGTCGCTGTCTTGCCGCTGTTGCTAACAACCAGCGTGGTGTCAGCTGGTGCTGTATCAGCGTCACCGTTCCAAGCAATTACGGCATAGGAACCGTCAGCTAATGATGTTGTACTGACCAATGCACCCTCAGGAGTTACGACTCCGTTATTGAACTCGTCGTACTCAGTAGCGTCCATCCCGACTTTGATGTAATCGCCTGGTGCCATTGCCATCAAAACGCCTTCATGCGTCGTTGTAAACGAAACAGTATGAGTCGGGATGCGCCTCATCCTGATAACGAATTTTGCTGCATCAATGGCATGTTGTCGGCTGGTGCAATAGTCAGACATATCAATGGTTTCTAGAGATACCGTCTCGCTCGCTGATGATTCACGCACCAACACTTCGCGAACGGTCGGGAACATTCCTGGATTATCCAGGTTTGTGCTTGCGCGTTCTTCGCGGTAACGAACCGACACCTGGATCGGGTCGCGTTCTTCAGGATCAAAATACTGAAGCTTGAAGCTATTTTCGACGATATTGCCTGCAGTAAACAGGCCCGTGATTGCCACAGCATCGAACTGCAGAGCTGGACGCAGGAAAAACTTGCCGTCAGACTCGCCAAAAATTAACAGGTGTGTTGCTGCAACATCAGCGCACCATTGACGGATGTTAATCTTGTCAGCTATTACACCGTCAAAGAAATATTTGCGGGAGTAACACCAGTTAGCTGCAGCTGTAAACTCAGGGAAATTCACCATGTCGTCAGTAATTAAATCGCCTCTCCCATAGGTGCTGTTGGTCATTAAATCCAGCACAATATCTGGAAGCAAATGCGTTGCTCCTACAGCTAAGCTGCTTCGCAGTTGACGGCAGGTTTTACCGCCAGTCACGTAACAACTAAATTGATTGAATTGTTGCCATTCCACTGACGAATTTATGTTGACGCCTACTAATGCGAGGTTGTCGTAATTTGCTTGAGTAGAGTTTGGTACTATCTCATTAATGTAAACAATTTCATGTTCTGGCCCTGTCTCGGCAGAAGATGTAATTTCTTCATACACAAAACTTTCAGCCAATTTGCCCCAAGTGTCTATTAACGAAGTATCGCCGTTGCTGAAATCTGCATCTGTTTGTGGGTAGTTTAATTGCCCCTCAGCGGATGGTCTGCGGCCAATGCTGATCGCAAACGTGTCTGCACTTTTTGTGATTTGTATGCCTGTAAACAGCACGCTAATGCCACCTGTTTCCGAAACCAGTTGGGTAGTTCCAAATATGTAACTTGCGTCTAAAACGTATAAATTACTTGTTACATGATTGCGAACTTCGTATCCCGTAAGCGGTTCAATCTGGAACTCCCATTGCTTGACGCTAGGCATATCAAGCTGAATGTAATTAAATATTTGTTGTGACGTTGCGCCCCGAATCCCGTATGCGTTATTTAGGCGGGTAAATGCTCCAGAAGTTCCGGCAACTCGATAGCTAATGTAGAAAAAACTATACCGTTCAGTAGTTGTTGAGACAAGGTTTGAAGAATGTATGTCAGTGTATAAAACCGTGCCTTCGTTTAAAATATTTCCTTTGTAATCCAAGCACGCGCGGTTATCGCACTCGTCATAACCTTTGGAAGTGTCAAAATTAGTTAGCCCGTTAATGCGTGTGCCTAAGGTAGATCTGATGCCAAACTCAACTGTTTTACACGGCCTTGTTGTTGATACGCTTGCAATAGCACAACGCATAATATGGCCATCAGTTGTTGCGACATTACGAGGCTCAGGACCACTACCAGCAAACAACTGGTTAAGCCATGTGTCGCCGTCTTTTTCTATTTGTGATTGACTATTTGTGGTAACGACTCCGGTACGGACTGTTTTGAATGTTGCCTCAACAGTTAGTGTCGCTCCGTCAACTTCAGACTTAAATGGTCCATTGGTTCTGTTAGTACAAATTGCCAATCCAGTACCAATTTTATACAACTCTCCTACAACAATAGAATCATCCCAGCTTTGTTGACGGCCTGCGACGACAGAGGCAATGTCCTTGCATTTCTCGACATATGCGTCTTTAATAGAAAACCAACTTACAAAAGTGAATGAGTTGCTAGTCGTCCCTGGACCCTGCCAAGTCGCAGTATTACGATCAAATTTAAACTTTGGATACACCTGAGATGTTGTAACGTCAAGCTGTGGAAACGTAACAGAAGTAAGAACAGTTGTCCCGTCAATGCTTGTTGTGCTTGTAGAAGGAGCTGTAAGCCCGATTTCTTGCTGGGTGTCGTCTTCTATAAGGATTTTGTGAAACTGAACTACTTTTATGTCATCTTCGGGATCGTCAGCGGTAAGATCATTTTTAAATCTAAGCTTAAACTTACTTGCCTTGAGTAATTCAAGCTCTGTGTCAACTGCGTCGTTGTTACTAATGCTGTCCAGACCGCTGCTATTAAAAGAAATATTCACGGCAATATATGCCTTATTTGATCCTCCTACGTTTGTGGGGTCAATTCTGGTAGTTCCCGGCCATGCAACAGTAACGCTATTGCCTACAACTACTGTAGTAATGCTTACACTCAGCCTGTTTAGAAGGCTTTGAGCTAAATTTTCAATGTTGCTGCTTTTGAAACGAGAAACAGCCTTTTTGTTGGAGCCCGATCCTGTATCAAACTGCTTTACATAACCCGCTGGAGTTTCTGCAGTAATTAGCTCTTTTTCGATTACCCATGAACCTGTATTTGTAAGATCTTCAATGTCACGACTAAAAATAGTGTCCTTGTCACTTGAAGAAAAAAGCTTATAAGTGGTTGTGCCACCGATAGCTCCCAGCCCTGAAGACGTGATCCCGCTGCGCGATCCATAAAATGCTTGAGCCTTTTTGCGGCTTGCGTATTTTGCCTCGTCTAATACGCATTTAACTTCAGTCTTTCCCTCGTCGCCTTCAGGTAGCAGCTGTGCCCGTACCTGCGGCTCAAACGTCGGGTTAGGACGCATCCCAAAATCATTGCCGCAAAAAGCGTACACACCAAATGTTGTCTGGTTAGCTGGCTTCTGAGTCGCGGAAAAATGCTGAGTTATATTATTTCCGACACGAACGCCAAACACTTCTGAACCGGCTAAGTTGCTGCTATTTCCTATGTCTTCGCTTGCACTTCGCCCGTAAACGTGATCTCCTGGTGCAATACGAGTTGTAAGACCACTTGCATATCTTGCGTATACTGCCATCCTCGAACCAATCTGGTTGGCAGTTGTATTGCCAAAATCATAGCTAGTTAAAGTATTGCCACCAGACGCAAAATTGCTGGGCTCAATAGCGGCTATTGGTCCCTCACCGACCAGAAAGATCGCCCGTAGCATCTGCGATCCACCCAGGCTATAAATTTGCGACCAGAGCAGCTGCGTATTAACTCGAACGCCGCCATAGACAATAGATGCAATCGTTTCTTTATTTGTATAAACAAGCGGAATAATTGATCCTAAAGTGGATATCTCTTGCGTTGAATTGAAGCCATATCTTGGTGCAAAGCGTTGGTTCTGTGTTGTTGTTTGGCCGCCGCTACTTGTCGCCCTTAATTCAGGTGGTCTGCCTGGTTCGTTTTGGTCAAATGATGGCTTTGGTCTTAGCAGCGTCGAAACAACAGTTAGGCCAACGCCAATTACTAAATTGGCGATTGCAATAATTGCGCCTATTTCAAGCCCTGCAATAACAGCAGGTTCAGGAGCTTCTGCGCTGCGCTTTCGTACCTCAGCCTTAAACCAGGAATACTCCTCATCAGTTAGCCCCAGCATCGAGGCAAGATACTTATCAGATGGAAGTAAGCTGCTCATTTCACAAATCGACGATACTGAGATTCTCGCATGGCTCGTGGTGGTAACCAGCACACGCCACGCTTGTGATGGACAACTAAAACCCCATTCTCTACTACGATACCGACGCCAAGACCGCTTGCGCCATTTTTAAACATGCAGACTGCATGCTCTTCCATTTCTGGCAATACCTCCGTTGCTTCATTCCATAGCGCCTGCAATTCTTCCCATTTACCTGCAGTTGCTAATTCCATCCACTTGTAATCAAACGGCGGATGATAAACGCCAACGGAATCCAATATCGCCCAGACCATGACGACGCAATCAGCGCCCAAGCCATGCTGTGGATGCTCACCGAATGCATGAGGCAGGCCGACCCACGGCTTCCAGTCAATCATCAGCTAACCACCAATGAACCAGATGTTGGTAACGCCCCAACGATTTTGGTATTCAAAACGCGCCTTGGAACGTCAGATGCAACGGCATCCAGCGGTGACGTTAGTTTTAGCATCACTTTCTCTGTATCCATGTCGTAACTCGCGACACGCCATAGCTCAGATCGAATCAGTGCAACATCACTAAAATTCGTCACATCGAGGCTGACCGTTTTTAGATCCAACAACCATCGGCTTTGAACGGCTTCTGCAAAAATGTTTACGCTGATTTCGTTAGTGGCAGCGCCTAGCACTGCTTCGGATCGGTCGCCGCCCTTACTGCCTGCACCAGTCGAAACAGCAAAGGGCAGAAAGCTATATGTGACTCCGCTGTAAGTTCTTGTTAAATTGACTGAAAAATTTTGATAGGCGTAAACGGTTGGTGTGGACGAGTCCTGCATAAACCGTGCATAGTTGACGAAGGCAAATGCGCTCATTAGCTAAGTCCTACTTTTTTCCTTGTTTTAACACTACCTTGTAAAGCCGAGAGTGTCAGCGATCTGCCGCGTTCAGCCGCCTGAGCCATGCCCTGACGATGCTGTTCTGCTGTGACGTACTCGACGTTATTTATGACCGTCGATTCATATCGAATGTCCAGCGGTTGCATGGCTTTGGCTTGCTGGTTGTTCAGCTGTTCGCGGGTGCTAGCAACGGCTCGTTGGCGGTCCAGCTGTTCGCGGGTGCTGGTAGCGGCTTGCTGGTTGTTCAGCTGTTCGCGGGTGCTAGCAACCTCAACGCCTAAACGACCGCTAGGGCCTCGTTTAAGGGGCATGATCGCTTCTGGGCCAGCTTCCCCCATCAGCCCCGTACCATTCGCTAGCGGGAAGATTGTCGGCTCGCCAACAATTCCACCTTTGGCAAACGGTACGATCTCGTTGTCGGCAAGGACACCGCCTTTTTCAAATGGAGTGCCCGAAAGGCCGCTGTAGTCCCCAAAAAGCGGCAGTCCTGAGTCCACCCCGCTCCCGAAGCTAGGAGCAGAGGCACTGCCAGGTAGTATTTTAACAACCTGATTCAGAATCGCCATTGTCACCATTTTTGCAATGATCTGCCCCGCCATATCCAAGAAATAACTGCCAACACTCTTGAAGAAATCAGCCAATGCTTCTTTTGCGCTTTTGGATCCACTGATTGCATCCGTAAACGACTGAGAGAATGCACTGCCAATAGCGTTTGCTGCGCCAGTAATTTGATTGATTGGATTTACTAGATCTTCCAGTTCTTTTTTCAAACTGCGAATGTTTTGGCTCAACCCTTCCGTCAACGTTGGATCTATTGTTTGGCGGAACAGATCAGTTTGCTGTTCAGCGTTTGGATCCCCTGCGTCTATCCTTGATTGCCTAAACCTGTTAATCCTGTCCTCGTTTGACACCAAACCAAGCTGATCGCGCAAGTTGAACAGCTCGTCTTCGGAAGCTTTCGCGATTATTTCCGATGCAATAGCTTGGTCTTGATTAAGGGCAAGTAGCTCACCATTTGCCGAAACAATTAGCTTTTCAAGACCAAGGTCTCGTTCCAATCCTGCAATTTTTTCTTGCAATTGACGTTCTGCAATATCCTCCGTTTTGTTCGCAGCATTCATGGCATCTAGGTATTTGTTTTTTAGTCCAAGCTCTTTCTCCCCAAAGTCAAGATTTATAGCGTTATTTTTTATTGTGTAAACTAGCTCTGTATTGTTATCTTTTTGTGCCCGAACTAGGGCAAGTGAATTTGCGATCTGAAATCTTTGAATGCCCGCCAGTGGGCCGGATCGAATCAGCGAGTCGTACCTGTCTTGGAGTTGCGGCAGCCGCGACTTCCTGACCTTGCCGGTGCCGGTGTCAGTGCCGGTAGGAGAAGCGAAGTCGGTTAGACCTTTAGTGGCTTCTGGAGCACTAGGGTACTTTTTAATTAAAGTTCTATAGTTCAGTCGAAGTCTTGCTAGCTCTGCCTCGTCTGCTTTTAGTCTTGATGTCAAGTCTTCTGGGACTGCTACACCAGCGAGAGAAGGTGCACTTCCCCCCATGGCCCGCTCGCCTCCATCTGATTGCGATGCCTTAAACTCTTTAATACTTTTCTTTGTTTTCGCGAGCCTATCTCTGACAATATCAAGATTCTTGACAATATCCTTAAAGTTTGATCTCAGAGTTTCTTTCGTTGCAGCCGTTCCACCGATTGACCTGAAGAAAACTTCACCTTGAGGTTTTGTACCAGAAGCGTCAAGGTCAGCTTTTGCTTGCTTGATTCTATTGAAGTAAGATATAACCAGCTCTGCGCCAACAATGGCAAAGGTTATTACGATTGGCGCTGCTAAGGATGCAGCTAAAGTTTTCACTGTCGCTCCAAACCTGGCCAGCTTTGTCGCGGCAAGAGACGCCTGCTGAGTGGTTTGTCTAAACCCAGTTCTTATTAATGCGAACATAAGTTTTAGTGGCCCACTTAAAGCAACAAACGCTTTTAGTGCAAAATTCACGGCGACAAGTTTTGCCGCGAAAGATGCAATAGTCAATATCGCGCCTCTGTTTTGAATAATAAAACGCATCCCCTCTCCAACGGCCTTCGCCATAACCACCAGGCTTGGGCCAATATCAGTAATAAATTCCAAAAACGCCTCTTGAAATTCAGCGCCAATCGGCTGAAGAGCTTTGCCTATTTCAATCCGCATATTGTTATATGCAACCGTCAATCTTGCTCCAGCGGACTCGGAAGACCCAGCAATCTTTTCAGCCAATTCGCCGTACTCACCACCCAGTTGAACCAAGAACTTCATCAGGTCATTCAGGCCAACTTCGCCCTGCTGTAAAGCTTTTGTCAGCTCTGGGCCGGTCCTGCCTGACGCTTCGGCAATTTTGTTAAATGTACCGGGCAATCTTTCTGCAATTTGATTGATTTCTTCTGCGCTGACTTTGCCCTTCGAGAAAATCTGAACGAGCGCAGTTACGGCTCCTTCAACCTGCTCTGCACCGCCGCCCGTAGCGATAATTGCAGAGTTAATGTTCTTGAACGCAAGCTCTGCATCAGCAATGCCACCGCCAGCACCTTTTACTGCTGCTGTAAGTCGAGTGATTCCTTTGATAGCAACTTCTTGTGGAATATTTAATTCTTTTGTGACATCAGCAGCGGCTTGCAGTGCTCGGTTGTAATTATTTGCGTCACCTGCAATACCATTCAACGCGATTTTGAGTCTCTCAATGCTCGCCGCATACTCAGCAAACCCACCAAGCTGCTGCCTGAGCTGTCCAACCTGAGCGCCAAGTGCAGCGCCAGCAAAAGAACCACCAACACCACCAATTGCGCCACCAATTGCGCCACCCAGGAACCCTTCAGGTCCACCGAAAATACCACCGGAGATCGTTGCACCAGCGACCTGGGCGGCCTTGCCGGGTGAGAACCTGCGGCGGCTCATGCCTTTACTGGCTTTTTCCGACTGCCTGTCAAGTCTTTCAATTTGCTGGGTTAAACGCTTAAATGCAGCCGTGGTTGTAGGCAGCTCGTTGCGCTTTCTTTCCAAAGCAGTTCTAAGGTTATTTATGCCAGAAATGC